GCCGCACTTAAGAATGATCCCAAGCGTGATGCCAAGTTAGCAGACTTTAAACAGCACATGGAGCGCGAAGGATTGCCATTCCTTGAAGATGCCATGGAAAGTGCAGATCCTTATATTGAATATAGTGATGTAAATTTTTTAGCAAGACTCCGCGACCGCATTGTTAATCAAGGTATGCAACCCTTGATTGAAGCCACTGATCAACCTATAGGTGGCCGTGCCAAAGGTATTGAACACATTGAAGATCTAGTGTTCCGCAACGGCACCGCAGGAATTCGAACAGCACTAGATCATATCAGTCATCTCAAAGATAATACCGCATCTTCTGTAACAGTCAAATGGGATGGCAAGCCAGCTGTGATTTTTGGCCGTGATCCCAATGGTGATTTTGTATTAACCGATGTAGCTGGATTTACCGCAGTTGGATATGATGGGCTGTTTAAAAGTCCAAGACAGGTAGCTCGTCATTTGGCACAGCGTGATGCTGCCGCTGAAGCCCAGGGCAAGCCAGCGACTCGTACACAAGACTTGTTGCCAATTTATCAAGAACTATGGCCTTTGTTAGATGCCGCAGTTCCTAAAAACTTCAAAGGTTACATTCAAGGCGATTTATTATATACACAAACTCCGCCATTGCAAGCGGGTGCTTATGTGTTTAAACCCAACACGGTAGAATATAACATTCCAGCCGCTAGTAAACTAGGCCAGGAAATTGGCGGTAGTCAAGTAGGTATAGCTATTCACACCAGACTCAGCGAACCAGGTGCGTCCAAAGAACCATTGGGTTCAGTTAAACTAAATGCAGTACTTGGCCTGTTGTTGATCGAACCTATTGCACCAAGAGAAAATATCAAGCCTACAGAATCTGCTAAAGTTAAGCAGTTAAAACAGTTAGTGTCACAACACGGTGCCGCAATTAATAGCCTGTTCAACCCAGCAGAACTTAGAGCACTGCAAATTACTGACCTGCCTAAACTCTGTATTGATTATGTAAACAGCCTAGTAGGCAATTCAGAAATTACCAACTTTGATGTTAACCGTATGTTGCCAGGTTTTGGTGCATGGTTACAACAGCGTGTCACTCCTAAAAAGTTTAAGAATATTGTAGAATATCTACAGAGTCCAAGAACCAACATGGATGGTATTACAGCGGCATTTACAGCATTTGTACTACTGCATGATATTAAAATGGATCTGCTACAGCAGTTAGATCTACAGCACCCGGGACAAGAAGGCTGGGTAATAGCTACTCCAGGCGGAATAACCAAGTTCGTTAATCGTTTTGGCTTTACTAGAGCCAATCGTGCAGTAAACAACCCAGTTTCTTGACCCAAGCTCTCCTTTTTTACCAAAAAGACTAAATAAAAGTAGGACCTCTGTGTCCATAAATTAAGGAGATTTAAAATGGCTTATATCACAATCGTAAACGGTGGCGCACAACCAGTATTCGCTACTGATACACTCAACGGTTCCGTTGCTCAAACAGCTAACTTGGCTGCTCAACCAGTTACTAACTTTCAAGGTCCTAAATTAGACTTTTTCAGTTTAACAGCTAACGCAGTATTAAGTGCTGCCGGCGCTGGTAACGCTAATGGTTACATTTCAAATGTATTGACTTCTATTCAGCAGATCGCTACAGTTGCTATGTATCAAGTTAGTCCAGCTGCACCACAAACATTGAACATTGCTTTGTTCCCAACAGGCGCATACGATGCGGCTAACTTAGTAGCGGCTGCTCAAACAGCTAATGCAACAGGTGGCTTGAACATCGGTATTCCAACAGCAAACGTCGCTAACAATGCTTCATTCACAACACAACCAGTTAATGTAATCTACGGTAGTTAATTAGATTAACATTAGTTTGGAAGTAAATAGTTGTAGACTAACCCCGGACTAGTTTCGGGGTTTTTTAAGGAGATTAAAAATGGCTTATATTACAGTTGTTAGTGGTGGTGCTCAACCGGTCTTTGCTACCGACGTCTTGGATGGTTCAATACAATCCAATGTTGGTAACTTTGGCGGCACACAGTACACTCCACCTACACCGGTCAACTCCATGGGTCCAAAATTGGATTTCTTTGGAGTAGCATTTGCCAATGCCGCAGGTAACGGAATCAGTACTGTTTATAATTCTGCCAATGTCAATGGTGCCATCCAGGCAGTATTGCAAGTAGTCGAACAAACAGCTACAGTAGGAATTTACCAAGTAGACAACACAGCTAATTCTGTTAATATGTCTATGGCAATCTATCCTGTAAACGAATACACTGCATTAACCTTGCAGGCAGCAATTCGTGGCTTGGGTACAAATGTTGCTAACACCGGTATTGATGTTACAGGCACAACAGTTACTAATGTAGGCTTCCGTTTGGCAACTACATTAACTAATCCGTCTTAATATCATGTCATAAACAAATTAACCCGCTTTGGCGGGTTTTTTGTTGACTTTAGTTTTGACCATAGCTATACTCAGTTAAATACCTACATAATGACATACATATACGAGAGTCCAAATAGTGGTAAAACGGTTTATCGCAGAAAACTGGGCACCGATCAAAAAGAATTAGTTAAAGACGAAACTGGTACAGAAATTGAAGTCACAAATCAATGGATCATGTGGCGCGATATACTTAGATCTGCAAAAACTAATCCTGCGTTAAAAGAAGCACTTGATCGAGCTCAAATCATTTATGAATTGAGCCGCCGTGAAGTTTAGATGCCGTACACTGTTTGATATCACTACCACTGGTGTCACTGGACACTATAAGTCATCACGAGTTCCTTTCCAGGATCGCGCCAATAACAATATCACTAACGAAGCAAATTGGAATCGTGCTAGAAATCAACAGCGCAACTATGAAACTCTAGTACAGTTAATTTCCATGCGGGTACAGATTTTTAATTTGACTGAGTCTGTCGAGAACAACAACGAATGGTCTTTTGAATTTGAAATAGAAACACCAGACGGGTTTGGTAACTCAGATAACCCTACTGAAAATTTAGAAGTCGATGGCGATGGTGTACCCATGTTAACCGGGCTCAACAATCGCCCTCAAATAGGTGAAATGTTAATCACTGACGGGCCCAATCAGAATATTTGGTTTGACACTATTCCAATAAATAATGTATTGGAGAATTAGCATGGTCGAAGCCACAGATATTGAAAAGAAAAGCCTAGAAGCGCATGTGGAATTATGCGCCGAGCGTTATAATGCACTCGAGGATAAAATCACCAGTTTAGATACTAAAATTACTGGCCTTTCCTCTATGATCAAGGAAGTAAAAGAATCTGTTTCTAAAATGGCAGAAAAAAGTAATGATAGATTGATAGGTTGGGGAGTTGCTATTATTGGATTCTTAACAGCCGGACTCATTGGCGCATTGGCACACATATTACTCAAATGATAGCAGACAAAGAATTTGAGCGTCTTTTTAGGCAGGAATTTAAAGGCCTAGCAGACAGCACTATTTTTCAAAATGATTTAGGCGAATACGAAGTATTTTCAAAATATCGTATTGTGCCAGAAAAACCTGGATACCGCGTATTTTGCGCCGCTAACGAAGTGGGCGTGTTTAGCTCAACAAGAAGCGCACTCAGCTGGTGTATAGCCGATAAACATGCGGCCTACAACATGGCCCGTGAAATACTATTAACAGATGTAAAATTAAGCAGTTTAACCAACGACATAGCTGTACGAGCCGCTATAGGCGATCGTAGTAAAAATTCCCTGTTCCGCGAGGACATAGGAACCAAATTAGAAAGTAAAATTATACACAAAAAACTGCTGGAAAATCGATTAGCCAAATGTATTAATTGGGCTAAATATTATGAACAACGAGGATTTAATAATGAAATTGCAAGAACTAGCCGCCCAGGCACCAGCAAAACAAGCCGCTAAGGTTTTCGAAAGTTATTTCGGTAAACGCATTAAACTTGAGAATCTTACAGGTAATCAAGCTCGCGGATTGTTGAATCGCATTCGCGGTTTAGTCAAAGAGCATCGTGCTCGTCCAGAGTTTCACTACAGTGAACAAGACCATTCATATCTCAAGTTGATCATGCTCGAGCAAGTGTTGTCTGCTCGTCTTGCAGAAGTTAGCACAATCGGTATGGGTCAAACCGCTGGCGCATTAAAGAATCAACAGGTAGCGGCAAAGAATATGCCTATGCCAAATACAACTACTGATGCACAATATCAGAACAAATACGGTCGTGAAGAAGAAGATCAAGAAGCATCCATGGCAAATACTCCAGGCGATGAAGAATCTAATCAGACCGCAACAACTAAAGTTCAAAAAGTCAGTGCCAATGCAACTGCACCACAGGCTGAAAGTCGTGTTCGCCGTGGATTATATTACACACTTCAAGAAAGTGAAATTCAACAGGCTCAAGTTGTTCTTGCAAGTCAAGACATGGTTGACCAAGTACAGAAAATGATTGAACAAGTTACAGCTATGCAGTTCAAAGATTTGCCTGCCTTGGTAGATCAAATTAAAAACGAAGTTGGCATTCAACAGAGTACACAGTTTAACGCTGATGCTACAGCGGCATTGAGTGGTCTGGTACAAAATCTACAAGGCAGTAAGCAACAGTTAGAACAAGCACTTGGCGTAGTAACTGGCCAACCACAGGCAGCCGAGATTCCTGGCACTGTTCCTGCACCAGATGAAATGGCAATGGAACCTGCACCTGAATTAGGCGCAGAAGAAGGACCAGATGTAAGTTTGCCTCCTGAAGAAGAAGAGCCTGTACCTGCTCCTAGCCGTGCATCCGATCTTGGTCGTAAGCGTAGATAATGAAAATTTTTGAAGTAGCAAGCAACAGCCCAGACACACAAAAACTTTTAGGACTTAGTCAATTCCTATTAGGTCGGGCTGATGACACTACAGCAAAAAAAGAAATTAGTATTGCGGCATTTATTGACCTGGCCAAGAGCCTGGGTGTTGTAGTCAATGAAGATACGCTGGGTGAGTTGATTAACAATCCACCGTTGAGTAATATCCTTGAACCATTGGATCCTAACTCTGATGTAGTTAGATTTAAAGGTAATGACAATCCAGTGGCTAGTATGAGTGTTGACCAAGCTGAACAGGTAGTTAATTCGAATGCCAAAGCCGCACTTAATCGGAGAATGTAATCATGTCCGAACAACATGCACCTGGTGTAGCAACACCGACCGCAGTAGATATTCAGTCTTTCCGTCAATCGGTTAATTCTGGTCCAGTATCCGACTTTGCCGCAAACGGATTGCCTGTAAATAATCCACCTGTAACTAGTAATTCAAACTAACCAGTTTGGTTGACATTGATCGGTAAATACCGTACACTAGTTATTATTGGTGTAAGGAGAAGTAAAATGAAAAAAATTCTTGCAGTAGTATTAATGACAGTATCGGCTTCAGCATTTGCATGGTACCCATATCGCGGTCCTGTTTATGTTTATAACAATGGCGGATACCATGGCGGCTGGGTAGCACCTGCACTAGCCGGCGCAGTAGTTGGAGCGGCAATTGCTCGTCCTTATTATGCTCCACCGGTAGTTTATGTTCAGCCAAGCCCAACATATATTCAGCAACCTTACCCAGCAGGATATGTTCAACAGACTATCTTGGATGCTAACTGTAACTGCTACAGAACAGTATTGGTGCCACAACAATGAAACTAGATTTTCATAGCTTATTACTTGTCGTTGCGGCTGTGATTTTAGCGGCGGCTATTTACTTTAACTTTTTTACCGGTCCAGTAGTATTTAAATAATGGCATATGGAGTAGAACATACTTGTGAGTATTGCGGCAACAAATTTATCACCAAGCCGCGATATGTAAAGTATTGTTCTCAAAAATGTAAGAATCCCCTTAACCGCGGCGAGTATGATCCGTGGAACAAAGGTATTAAACTTACAGAAGAACAAAAATCAAAACAAAATAGAAGCGGACTTGCTAAAGGATGGGGTTGGAATAAGGGAACTCCAAACGAACGCCAGAGAGAACGCTGGTCTGGACCAGATAACCCAAATGCTGGTGGCAAAGGCAACATAGAAAAATTTAAAAACGGTGTGTTTTCTAAATCATATTCAAAAGGCGAGTTAGAATTATACAATAAACTATCTAGTATTTTTGAAAATGTTGAACATCAATTTACAGTAAAAAATTATCATAGAGTCTATGACATATACATACCAAAGTTAAATCTTATTGTAGAATATGACGGCGACTACTGGCATAAAGATAGTTTAGAAAAAGATTTACGAGACACAAACAAGGCTATTAAAAAAGGTCACAAAATATTCAGGTATTGGGAATCAACTGTAAAAGAACAAGGGCTTGACAAAATTGTAGAAGATATTGTCAACTTAGAAGGTAAGTATTGTAGGAAGTTAGAGGAGATATAATATGGCTTATAGCGATGCAGTTATTGATCATTATGAAAACCCCAGGAATGTTGGTCGTATGGATCCTACTGATCCAACTGTTGGCACAGGACTCACCGGGGCCCCGGCTTGCGGTGACGTGATGAAATTACAAATCAAAGTAGAAGATGGAATTATTACAGACGCAAAGTTCAAAACTTACGGCTGCGGTTCGGCTATTGCCTCAAGTTCGCTTGTCACGGAATGGGTCAAAGGCAAAACGCTTGAGCAAGCAGGATCGATTAAGAACTCTGAGATTGCGGAAGAACTTGCTCTCCCACCTGTCAAGATCCACTGCTCAATACTTGCTGAAGATGCGATTAAGGCAGCGATAAATGATTACCGTAACAAACACAGCGGCTAAAAAAATCAAACAAAATCTTGACAAGAGAGGGTCAGGAATAGGTATCCGTGTGGGTGTAAGAACCACTGGTTGCTCTGGACTTGCTTATGTGTTAGAATATGTAGATCGACTCGAGCCCGGCGATGTTGCCATGGCAGACAATTATACTAATGTTATTGTTGATAAAAAAAGTTTACCTATCATAGACGGTATTACAATAGATTATGTAAGACAAGGGCTTAACGAAGGATTTGAATTTGTAAACCCTAATGAAAAAGACCGCTGTGGATGCGGAGAAAGTTTTAGAGTATAATTTGTATAACCAAAAATTTAATTACCATGCATTATCAAGAACATCCGAAGACGGAAAAAGATTGTACTCCACACCAGACGGAACTAGAGTACCTAGTGTTACTACAGTACTAGAAAAAACCAAACCCGAAGAGAAAAAACAAGCACTTCAGCAGTGGCGTAATCGTGTGGGTCATGCACAGGCCCAGGCCATTACTACCGAAGCCGCAAACCGTGGCACTCGTATGCACAGTTACTTAGAGCACTATGTAAAAACTGGAGAAATTAAAGAACGCGGATCAAATCCTTTTAGTTTTGCCAGCCATGCTATGGCACAAACTGTAATCGAAGATGGACTAAAAAATGTTAATGAATTTTGGGGAGTAGAAATTCCTTTGTATTTTCCAAAACTGTATGCAGGAACTACAGATGGATGCGGTCTACATCTAGGCGATGAAAGTATCCTTGATTACAAGCAAACTAACAAACCTAAACGCCAAGAATGGATTGAAGATTACTACCTACAGTTGGTAGCTTATGCTTTAGCACACAACGAAGTCTACGGAACCAACATACGCAAAGGTGTAGTTTTAATGTGCGTAAAACCACCAGTAGATCCTACAACGCTAGAACCGTTAGAACGCCCTGTTTACCAGGAATTTATCTTAAAACCCGAGGATTTTGACTACTGGGCTGACCAGTGGTGGCGCCGATTAGAGCTATATTACCTTCAAGCCTAATCCAGCTAAATACTGGATAGAATTTAAGGAAGATTAAATTGGCCATTGTACAAATATCCCAGATCACCCAACGACAGGGTTTAAACGAAAATTTACCACAATTAGCTGGTGGAGAATTCGGGTGGAGTAATGATACTCTTCAATTATACATTGGCAATGGCACACTAGAACAAGGTGCTCCGTTCATTGGTAATACTGAAATTCTTACTGAATTCTCAGATATTCTTAATATCCCAACTAGTTATACCTACAAAGGTGAAGCCGCTGGATACACGGTTCAGACAGGCCCTAATGCCAACACACCGGTAAAATTAAGTTTGCAATCTTGGTTCGACCAATTTGCAAGTGTATTAGATTTTGGTGCTGTAGGTGATGGTGTAACAGACGATACTGCCGCTATTAATCGTGCATTGTATCAATTATATTGCCGCGAAGTTAATCCACAGATTCGTCGTAGTTTATTCTTCCCTGCCGGCGTATATAAAATTACTAGTCCATTGTTGATTCCACCATTTGCTATGTTATATGGCGAAGGTGTAGACAGTTCTATAATTCAACTGGCCAACGGAACTGGTAGTGCTTATGTTGCACAAACAGCCGACAGCAATCAGCAGTCTGGAGTAAACATTGGCAACAACAGTGCTACTCCTCCTCAGTATGTTACCATTGCCAATATGGGATTCGCCAGTCTTGACCCATTGGCTAGTATTTTCTTAATTCAAGATGCTGTTAACTTTTCGTTTACCAATGTCAGTTTCACTGGTCCATTGACACAGTCACAGTTAGCAACATTGCCAGCAACTACATACGGTGTTACATTTGCCAGTGCCGGTAGTTATACCTGTAATCAAATCACATTAGAAGGTTGTTATTTCTCGGGTACAGTTTACGGAGTTAGTACTTCACAAACAGCACAATCAGTTACAGTTTCAAATTCAAAATTCAGTACCTTGTATAGAGGAGTTGTATTAACTTCTGGTGCTACTGGATTTAGAATTGTCAGCAATTCATTTAATCTTATCTATGCTGAAGGTATTATCTTTGGTTCTAGTATAAGTTTGAACGCCAGCGGACATAATATTTTTTATGATGTAGGTGACCACTTTGGTGGAGTAGGAACGCCATATACAGCCTGTATAGATATCCAAGGCAACAACAATGTCAGTATCAGTGACTTGTTTCAAAGATCTGATGCACAAGCAGTAACAGCTTCTCCTGGCACAGCTTATCCAAGAATAACCCTAAACAATACACAAAGTATTGCGACCACCAATGGTGCTCAACTGGCCTTGGGAACATTGACTGTAAAATCTGGAGCAGTTAGTACCTTGAATGACAATACAGTTAGTCCAACATCCACTGGTTGTCAAGTTAACACCACAGTAGCTAAATCTTTTAAAGTTAATTACAGTCTGACTCGTAATACTTCTTATCGCACAGGAACAATTTTAGTTTCTAGTGGAGTTGGCACACTTACTTGGACTGATGACTATACTGAAAATACCGCAACAGGTGTAAATCTTACAGTAGTACAAGTAGGATCAAATGCCATTGTAGAATATACCACTACCAGTACCACTTATGCTGGTACTTTTGAATACTCTGTTAACTACTTAAACTAAATGTGGCCAACTGAATTTGGTGACAGGCTCACAGCCTGGTCCGCCATGCGTCAACAAGCGCAGTCACAAGACCTTGAAACCGCACTAGAAACTATCAACACCTGGTGGTTTACCACTCCTTGGCGTCCATATTATCTACATTGGGATGACCAACCAAACTGGCCAAATCCTTGGCAACTTCTTTCCGATAATGTTTATTGTGAGCTTGCTCGCGGGCTTGGAATCCTGTATACTATAAGTATGTTAGACCGCGCGGATATGGCCGACGCAGAGCTGATTTTGACCAAAGAAGGGTATAATTTAGTCCAGGTCGCTAAAAGAAAATATATACTGAATTGGAATAAAGATACCGTAGTAAATAACAACCTAGCAGTTGAAATAGTCCGGCGGTTTAAGAAACAACAAATAAAATAGCAGTACCACAAAACAGAACGAGAGTTAGATGACGCAGATTACAGTAGTGAAAAGAAGCGGGCTAAAGGAACCATTGCACATTGAAAAATGGCAGGCACAGGTTGCTAAAGTCTGTAAAGGCATTGCCGATGTTAGCCAGTCCATGGTTGAGATCAAAGCACAATTACATTTTTACGATGGCATTACAACCAAAGAGATTGATGGCATTACACTTAGAGCCATAGTAGATCTCATTGACATTGAAACTAATCCTGACGTTGGTAATACAAATTATCAGTATGTTGCTGGCAAACAGCGTTTGTCAATGTTGCGTAAAGATGTCTACGGTTCTTATGAAGTACCTCACCTATACGAAATAGTAAAGAAAAATGTAGAGGTAGGACTGTATACTCCAGAGTTGTTGGAGTGGTACACCGAGGACGACTGGAATCGAATGAATGACATGTTGGATCACGACAAGGATGAAAGTTATTCTTATGCGGCGATTGAACAGTTGATTGAAAAGTATCTGGTGCGTAATCGTGCCACAAAGGAAATTTATGAAACTCCTCAAATTCGTTACATGGTGGCAGCCGCTACTGTCTTTCATAAAGAAGAACCTAACGCATCTAGAATGCGTTATATCAAAGAATATTATAACGCCGCATCCGATGGCCTGTTTACTCTTGCTACCCCTGTCCTTGCTGGGCTTGGGACTCCTACTAAGCAGTTCAGTAGTTGTGTGCTTATCCGTAGCGATGACAACCTTGATAGTATTTTCGCATCTGGAGAAATGATGGCCAAGTATGCCAGCAAGCGAGCTGGTATAGGGTTAGAAGTAGGACGCCTACGATCACTGGGTTCGCCTATTCGTGGCGGGGAAATTATGCACACAGGTATGATTCCTTTCCTTAAAAAGTGGTTTGGGGATCTTCGTAGTTGTAGTCAAGGAGGTATTCGTAATGCAAGTGCTACCGTATTTTATCCTATCTGGCACCATCAGTTTGATGATCTTATTGTGCTTAAAAATAATCAGGGAACAGAAGAAACTCGAGTCCGATTTATGGACTATGGAGTTGTGCTCAACGCATTCTTCTGGCGCAGATTCAAAAACAAAGAAAACATAACATTCTTTGATCCTAACGAAGTGCCTGATCTATACGAGGCATTTTATCAGAACACTGCCTTGTTTGAAGAACTATATGTTAAATACGAGAAGCGTCGAGATTTAAGAACCAAAGTAATGGCAGCCGAAGATGTATTCAAAGGCGGCATACTTAAAGAGCGTACAGATACAGGACGCATTTATCTTGTGTTTATTGACAATGTTCAAAACCAAGGTCCATTTGATCCTGAATTCCATACCATTTACCAAAGTAACCTCTGTATGGAAATTCTTTTGCCGACTAAGAGTTTCAAACGATTAGATGACGAAGAAGGCCGAATAGCTCTATGTACGCTGGGATCGATCAACTGGGGTGCGTTCCGTAATCCTGAGGACATGCGCCGTGCTTGTCGTATTTTACAACGCAGTTTGTGTAATATACTTGATTACCAGGACTTTTTATCTATTCAATCCAAGTTGAGCAATGATGAAATATCACCATTGGGTATTGGCATTACCAATCTTGCTTACTGGCATGCCAAGCGTGGTCTCAAGTATGGCGATAAGGATGCCTTACAAGAAGTTAAGTCCTGGATGGAACATCAGGCCTACTATCTAACAGAAGCCACAGTAGAACTGGCCCGTGAACGCGGTGCTTGCAAAGATTCGTCCAAGACACGCTACGGTCAAGGCCAATTTCCATGGGAGCGTCGTGCGCCGGCAGTGAACGAGCTAGTAGACTTCGCCCCAGAACTTGACTGGGAAACACTGCGTACTAACATGAAAGAACATGGAGTGCGCAATGCTACCTTAATGGCGGTGGCACCAGTAGAGTCATCTAGTGTGGTGATTAATAGCACCAATGGTATTGAAATGCCAATGAGCCTAATTACTGTAAAAGAGTCAAAAGCTGGCAGTCTAATACAAGTGGCGCCTGAGTACAACAAGTTGAAGAATCGATATCAGCTCATGTGGGATCAGAAAGACTGTGAAGGCTACTTGAAAACAGCCGCAGTAATCCAGGCCTATGTAGATCAGGCTATTTCGACTAATACCTTTTATAATCCCGCACACTTTGCAGATCGTAAGGTGCCTACTACCTTGATCGCCAAAAACTTAATGAACTTTTTACGATGGGGCGGTAAGACTTTATACTATAGCCTGATCAACAAGCAAGGTAGTAAAGGTCAGGACGAACCTGAAGAAAAATTAGAGATTATCGACTTCGACGAATCAGAGGAGGATTGTTTGGCCTGTAAACTTTAAGAAAGTATGTTACAATAGAATATGAATTATCAAAAAATTTACAATAACTTGATAGATCGTGCTACACACAGGATCAGCGAAGGCTATGTTGAAAAACATCACATAGTCCCTCGATGTCTTGGTGGTGACGATAGTAAAGAAAATATTGTAAGGCTCTACCCCGAAGAACATTATCTTGCTCACTTGCTGTTATGTAAAATAAA